TAATCGATTAGGACAGGAGAAGAAGAATACGTCCATGAACAGATTGTCCATGACTGGGTAAATTGGGGTTGCCATTCTGGCAAATGCGGTAAGGTCGAGTTTGAATGTGTCGCCTGGTAGTGCTTCGTCTACGAAGATGGGATAAAGGTAACCTGAGTCGAATGTTGTTTTTACAGAGTGTGATCTGTTGAATGAAGACCGGGGAATTGTAATCCCCGGTACTTCGCTGAATGTGTGGTTCATGTGGCTTGGGTTACGACTCATAATTAATGACCTTTTCTATGTCTGGATTTTTGAGTTCTAATCCGTTGTGGATTGTTTTTTTGTCTGGAGTTGGGATGCCAGTGTCATCATCAAATTCTGCGATTTGATATAGGGTGTAGTCAGCTGGGTGTTTTCCGAATTGATGCTCTTGAGAATTGATACAATCACCGAATGTACGGATTGCCATCCCCGTCTCGGGTAAGATAAATGGTGGTAGATAAGCTTGTGCTTTTTCATCATAAATTGAAAACATTCCGTATTTCATTGCGGTAACTCCCGTTTTTTTTGGTTAAGTCGGATTATTCCGATTTTGTCCTTGATGGCGAGCCGTTCGGGGCTGCGCTCATCTTTTCTGAGTTTAGCGGCTTTCTGCCTTTGGTGTAAAATCTTTTTATAAGTTTCTGGGTCGTCGATTTTTAGCCTTGTTGTATAGGCTCGTGGTACTGGTTTGTTTTTTCCGTCTATTATGCATTCGTCATACCCCCAAATTTCTTGGTGGTGTTTTACGAGCCAGGGCATACCTATGCCTGGTCGTCTGCTCATTGTTGCGTACTCTTTCTGTAGTACGTGTATCTGTCCGGTGTTGTAGTCCACTCGTTTGTAATAGTCTTCTGATTGATCGCCGTTGATTTTTTTCTGTATATAGCCTGCTACATATTTCGCGGAGTCGTAAGTTACTGTGCCCAGTTCGGATATGCCGAAGGGCCATAGTTTTTCTAGATGTTTTGAACGGTAAGTTGGGTATCCATTTCTGATGGACCATTGTTTTTTGTCTGGGAAGTCCCATCCAAAGATTATTGCGTGGTAGTGGGGTCGGCCGTGGGCCTCCCGATCACCCTGTATAGGGTGGGGGAGGTACTCTCGTCGACGGGAGTCACCAAGAGTGTTTAATACTTTACCGTATTCTCCGCAGTGGTAAAAGCGGATTCTCGCTGGTTGTATTGATTTTCTGAACCGTTTCATGAATTTCTGAAAGTGTTCGATTTTTAATGTTCCGTTCTCGGGTAAGTGTTCGTTGTCGTAGGTGAGTGTAATGAATGATGATGCGTGGTGCATTTGGGCTTCGTGGTACATCCGAATTGCCCAGTCTGACGCTTTGCGTTCGCGGCATGCATAGCATTTGCCGCAGGGTACGACTAGCTTCGCTAGTACGTTGCCCACTCTTATTGCCTGTTTTTGGTTGGAGGTAAACCCTCCACCGCGGGCATGGTAGCCCGTCAATGGTCTTGTGCATTCCATAGTTGGTTTTTTCCCGTCGAAATTTTTGAGTTTTTATTAGAGGCGAATGCCGCCTCTCATTTGGCCTGTTAGCCTGTTGCGTTTATTCATACGCGTAGCTGTTTTTTTAAACATTTTGCGTGAAGTGCTTTTTTTAACCTTTGATCGCCGTCGCATGGCTCCGCTCCTTTTTTTAAAGCTTAAATTTTTGGTTTGTGCGACTGAGTGGTGTCAGTCGTGTAGTTTATGAACAAGTAGCATAAACTACACCCTTATTCGGGCACCGTATTTTCCTCTGTCGTGCTCGGAAGAGAATCTTCCTGCGCGGCCAGCGGAGTGTTTAACATTCCGAGGCGTGTAGCCTCGTCTTTGTTGTTTTCGTCTGTGACGAAATCTAGGAATTGTTCAGGGTCATTGCCGAAGCGTTTACGAATGTGCGCCGGTAGTTCACTGAAGTTTTGCTCGGCTTCGATAACGATATTCATTGCTTCGTGGAAAGTTTGACCGTCTGAAATTCCATAGGTGGGGGTTTGTCTGTTAACCCATGATATATGGCCAGTTTTGATATATCTGGCCATAATATTGTTAATATCTGTTTCGGCTTGTGCCGATTGTTTTGTTCGAGTTTCACCTTCGATTTTTAAAGGTGAACGTTCAGAGTGTCCGTATTTACGGATATTTACCTCTGTACTCTTTTCTTTTGCCTGACTTGTCATAATAGACCTCTTGTTTGGGTTTTGCTGCTTTTACTTCAGGTTTCTCGTCTTTGTCTTTGCCTTTTCCTCGGGCGGCCCTAGGTATTAGAGTTTTGATTATGTAATTTAATAAAACTGGAGCAAGTGTAACACTTGCTCCGACTAAGCCAGCCTTAAGGGAACTTGACATTTCAAAGTCTGAAGCGCCTTTTTCGAACATTTCGGCTACCTCTTTGAACAACGTCGATGGTACGCCTATTGTATATGCTTCTTTAGCTGCCTGAGTATCTAATACGCCGAGTTTAACCTCATTTAATGCTGATTGAGATCGTGTATATTCAGTTTGTGCGGCTAGGTTATTTTGTTGGGCTATTGCACTAGATGTTTGATTGAATGCTGATACTCCAGCGCCCAAGGCGGACTCAACTCTGGTTGAGGCGCCGCCTGGTGTTGATGCTGGTTGTCTTGCTGCAAGTATTGGGTTGAGACCTGCTGCTTTCATGTCGGCCATAGCGCGCTGGTACGCGCTGTTTGACATTCTTTCTTGAAATGCCATTTGTTCTCTTGCGAGTTTTATATTTGTTTTATTGGCTTTATTTTGCCCAAAATAGCCAAAAAGGCCGCTAATAGCGCCTCCTATGGCTGGTGCTGCTGCTGCTAATCCTGGTCCGGGCATTAGAAATGGTCGACCATGCCAGGGACGCCATATAAAGGCATCGGTCTGACGCAACGCATATTGAAATAACCGTCGAATAAAAATTCTGGTTCTGATGGAACCGCGATTACACGGTCCACAGGTGGGTTATCTTCAATGAATGCTGCGTTGAGCGGTGGTAATCCGACAAAGTCTTGTGCTAAATGCCAAGCATCTAATGTGCCTGTTGCGTTTGATCGGAATTTACCTGTAATGATTGATGGTTTGTAACGATATTCTGCGTATCGTTCTTGGTAGGCCCAAGCTTCGGTATCTACGCTGGTGCCTGTGAATACGAGTTCTTGGTTTAATACGGCTTGTTCGCCGATGTTGGCCAGTGAAGGCCAATAAAAATCGTAGCGGGTTTGTCTTGACCAGAGTCTGTTCAACCCTTGTTGGTAAGTTAAATCTGCTCGGACATTAATTAGTCCGATCAGTGTGCAATGTTCTGTAAAGCTTTTAGTAAAGCCTATACCGTCCATGGAGACGGTTCCCATTGCTGCAAGATTGCCTTGCGGGCTACTTGCTGTTTCTGAGGTTTGTGCGATTGGGCTAATGTTTACCATTCGGGTCCCGCCGCCGAGATATTCGGAGCGCCAACCGGCTGAGGGTGTTGTTACGCCAAAATGAGATTTGACGAGTTCGACATAGCGAGTTCCGCCGCGGGCGTCTCGTTCCAATAACTTTTGAACTTGAAATGCTTGTCGTAGTTGGTTAATGGTTGCCGCAGTTGCGTCACTTAAGTCGGCTATTAAGCCGCTTGTGTATTCTGCTGCTCCGCCCTGGGAAAGTGAGAATAATGCGTTAGTTCCGCTTGATGTAAGTTGACCCATATCGTTGCCGGCTGATGGGCCTGCTGCGACTTGATACTGCATTGCGTTGCCGTCGCTTAGAATGGGTGCTGTTGTGCCGAGTGGTAGGTCGACGCTGTCGCCTTTTTGTGGCCATGGTAATGCTGAGGTGAAGTAATCGTGACGTTTTCCGCGTCGTCTTAATTGATATGATGCTTGCAAATTAGGCAAGCTAACTGCGTCGGGGCCGTCGCCGGTGGTTTCGAAGATACTGTCTTGTAAATTTTGGTCTCTAAACCATTCGTTGTAAACCCGGTTGTATAGACGAGCGGGTAAAGAGTTTAGTTGACTGTAAACTCCATTAACTTGGGTGGGTGCGCCCATGTAGTCCATGAGGTCGCCTTCGGGAACTTGGGTCGATGATAATGGATACATTTTCGGGATTAAATAATCTATTGAATCACCGGGGTTGTTTTGTTCGCCCATGAACTTTGT